TCTCTTGAACCATTTTCCTCATAGCATCATCTTTACCAGAATCTCCTATAAATATACCATAGTCATTTAATGCAATATCAGGTAATACATTTAAGAACTTAAATCCACCATCTCCTAATACGTAACCTGCCTTCTTTCCTTCAGACCAACTTATCTTCATAAGATTACAAAGTCTTTCGAATACCATTTTCTTCACTTCATTGTGCTGGTGAAACCAACCCTTTGTAGATAAAGAAGATTGTACTACAGAACGCTGAACATTACCAACATACTCATACTGAGATATAGCACCCTCTCTTTGAGGTGATACTCCAGATATTTGTCCTGCAGTTTGCTCAAGCATAAGCTTAAGGTTTATTAATTGCTGTACTGAGCTAGATAAAGTAAAATCTACCTGTTGGAATTGATTAAACTTAGTAGCATCTCCACCTTCTTGCATACTATTGATAGGTATTACCCCATCAGTCTTCAAGTGATACATTACAGTCTGCATATCCATACCAATATTAGTAGGTAATTGTGCAACGTCATATATAACAGCTTTACCACCAGCTCTAGCCAATGTAAGTTCTATATGGTAATGTACAATGTTATAGAGCATTTGTGTATGGCGTAATAAATCAACTAATGACTTACTATTACCAGTTGTGTGGTTATGTATACATCCAGCATAAGAAAGAGGTGTACTACCTGCATCATCCACTGAACGAACCTGATTAGGTCGTCTTCTGCATTGAACCCATACTTGACCAGCTATTTCTGTAGCTTCCCATACATCGTCTACGAAAATACTTTCCATTTTCTCGTTTTTACGAGATTTATAGTCGGTCTTTACGATTTTTTTAAATGGAGTCTTAGGGTCGTGTTTGTTTTCTGAAACTTTGTATTTAAGTTCTTTAATAGACTTCCATTCAGCAGTAACAATACGTAATCTTACGCCTTTGTTCTCTGAGTAGTCCACCCAATCAAACTCACTATTGAAATTAGACAATCCCTCGTTACTATTAATAGCACCAAGCTCTTCTAACTTCTGTATATCTTTAGGTTCTAAATCATCTCTATACTCATCTATAACTTCATTAACAGTAAGCCATCTTTCTTCGGCTGCCCATTGAGCGTCCTCTAAGTAATCGCTTTGTACTGTCTTGTCCCAGATAAGGGTTCTAGGGTCTACTCTTCTTGTAAACGGGTCTCCGTTTTTGATATACACCTTGTAGAATACCTTACCTGTAACTAAGAAGTCTCTCAGTCCATCTCTGAACGTATCTTTAAGTCTGTATCTATCAATAAGGTAATCTAACCCGTCCTGACAAACCTCTTCTATAAGCTCCTTATACTCATAACGCATATATTCATCTATGTCGTCTGGTATAGGGAATTTATCGTTTTCAGTTTCAGCTTCGACTCCAAACTTCTCTTTGAACTCGTGCTTTACTTCTTTCAATAGTTTATTTACCACCATAGAGACCTTAAAGTTCTCTTTTCTTATAGCAGCTTTTTTATTTATTGATTTAACTTTCTTATCTAAAGGTCTTTCTCCATCTTCATTAACTAATAAGTCAATCTTAGTAGATATTAAAGGGAAGTTTGCTAATTGCGCAGGATAAGGTATTCCGTACTGGTCTGTTATGTATTCATAATCAGCAGCATTTAAATGACCATTATAGAGATTATAATTAGCTATATCTTTTTCTCTACCCGAAAGTTTAGATTCAGGACCACTACTATTACTACCAACATACTTAGTAATAGCTTTTAAGTTTTCTTTACACCATTCTAAATCTTTTTCGCTGTCGGATATAGACTGTCTTGGAAAAGAGTATTTTTTTAAACCCATAGTTTTTTTATTCTTTATACGGTACTAGCCTACCATTTTCTCTACGGTAGTATACGAATCCTAAGTTTTTTTGTTCTGACTCCCCAAATTTAACACTTTTTTCGTAAATGTCAATGTCATGTATAAGACACAGTCCAAACGCAATAACCCTATCCGTATTTCGTACTCTATAGTTCGCTAATTCGTCTAATAAGTCAATGAAATATATGTCGTCACAGTTTTCTTCTACGTATTTCTGTAGGTATTGCTCCATCACAGCCTTAGTATGCTTGTTCATTTGGATACCGTACCTATTTCTATTTACAGTCTTTGGAGAGTGAGCTGCCGTAGGTCTTTCTTTTAAGAACTTTAAACCTCCCATTCTCTTGAAGTAGTCAATAATACCTATTTTGGTAAATTCTATTAACATTTCTGAGTTATAGTAAACAGCCAGTTTAAGACACCCATCCCAAAACTCCTCTGCTGTCCTTGGTCTTTCTGTGTACTCGGCTACAACGTAGTTACTAGCCATCTCAGTACTGTAAAATCTCCTATATATAACAGCAGAACCTAAAGAATCTGTAGATGCCTGGTCTTGGTCATAAGAATCAATACCTCCAATGTCTAAGCCTTTGTATTCTGTCTTTGGGTGAGCAAGTATTCTATAAGGTCCAGCACCATCTGGTATCCATCTAACACTCATTTCTTCACCCTCCCATTCTAAGTAACCTTTTTGTACTTGATTAGTTAGCGTATTACTGGAAAGTATAGCGCTCCTTTGGTCGTTAATCTTAGCTACGTTAAACATAGAAGACTTAGTCTGTAAGAATGCCTCCTCTACGGTTAGTGGATAGTTTTGTATATGAAGATTGAAACCCTTTTGATTGTCTGACTTCTTCAGTTGGTCTCTCTCTGCCATAAGCTTTTCCTTTGCTTCTGCTTCCTGAGAGATTCCAGTCTTAGTATCAAAGAACCCATGGTAACATTTTGTAGCAGGAATAAACATAGGGATAAGATTAAACGCATCAGCATTATAATACATATCCATGAAATCCTTAGAAGAGGTTTCTATATCACCACCCGTACCACCAATAATAGGAACACCAAATTGTTCGTTCCCATCCATGAAGCATGCTTTCGATGACATATAAGCGTTAAGTAACTCTTTAAATTCCCCAGCTTCCTCAAATACCATAACAGATAAACGCTCTCCTTTAAATACTTCAGGATTACTCATTGTACGGCAATGTATAACAGACTGGAAACCACCAATCTCCCACTTACCTTCGATATTTTTTCTTTTATAACCAGAACGAACTACCTCATCAGCATCTTTTAAAATAGAATGCCTAAAGATATTCTCTTGATTATATAAACCTTTCTTAACTTTTTGGAAAAATGAATCGGCTGTAACTTGTAAACCAGCTGCAATACCTACTTCATTGTGTGGGTAAAATGTATACTCCTGAGCTAGGATACCAGAATTCATATAAGAGAACCCTTTATCCCTAGCCTTAATAACAATCATTCCTTTCTCTTCTTCCTTGCACGTATCGAACAAGTCAAAGTATTCCTTATCCATGTCTCTATACCAAGGAGCGATAAGAGATTTACGACCACCCTTCTCACCAGAATTACCTAAAATTTTATAGAAGTTTAGATAATAATAATGTTTACCAGTAATGAAATCCATCCCTGGAGGCTTATACCCGTGCTTGCATCTCTCTATTTGCTCATCCCAAAATTCTCTATATGAAACGCTTTCTGGATTGAAATCAGGAATACCCTGATGTATAATAGGAGCGTATTTCTTAATGTTACCCATTCTTATCTAATACTGATTGTTTCTTTTCTAGATAGTTTAACTCACCATCCCCTGAAATCTTAGTACGAGCACCTCTACGCTCGATAGCATCCAACAACTTCTGTCTTGTAGATAGTATCTTATCTATACCAATCATTATCTTCTGCCAGTCCAACGCATTGTCTTCCTCTATCGTAACCTTCTTCATTAGGTCCGTGTACTCGTTTATCTTCTCATTGAAAGCGAGAAGCTGAGCGTCAAGAGGGTCAAACTGTAATTTCTTATACATCAGTATCGCGTTAGCGATTTTCGGATTTTTTGAACCCTTCCAGTCGTAGTTGTTAAAGATAACACTACCTATCATACGAGCTCGTTCAGTGTCTGTAAAATGACGGTATATACTGTCGTAGTCGCAGAATAGCGATACATACAACATTCCCTTCATCCCTAAACCTTTCGTTGATATTACTTCTCTGAACTCTTCTACAGCATTTACGCTGTCGTCCATTATGACCTTGCCAGTCTTATCTAGATTAACTAAATACATTAAGCTCCTAGTTTAATTAAGTTAGTCCTCATTACCATTGTGGGAGGCACTATACTTACTACTGGTTCTTCGTTAATCATTCCGTCCTTATCTTTCCACGTGTAAGTGTACTTAATGCTGCTTCCTCCCTGCATTATATACTCGTTGTGCTGTACTATATAACCTAAGTCAACATAATCAATAAACACGTCCTCTTCATCTATCTTAAAGTAATTGCTTCCATGATTAACGTAACCATTGTATGTTCCGTCTTTCTTTTGTCTAATTACTCCGAATTTGGTTTTTATATGTTCTGTCATACATCAAATATAAGAAAAAAATAAAGGGTGACAATATCACCCCCTACTTATTATGAACAGATAATCCGTTAACCAAAAACGAACTGCCGTAAATATATAAAATTTTTTTTAATATATCATTAATTATGTTGGACTAAACCACCCTTTGAATATTTGTTCTTAGTTTTATTTTCACCTAATCTAGTGCTTTTATACTTCTCTGTAGTTTTACCGCCAGAAGTGGTTTTACTTTTTTGTACGTAAGTCTTACCAGGAGTTTTAGAATTAGTCGTGTACTTGGATTTTGAAGAACCATCAGATTTACTAGAAGAACTGTTCTTAGTCTTAGTACCATAACCGTCCTTAAAAGTGCTTTTTCTCTTTATAGAAGAACCATCAGCACTATAAGCTGTCTTTGATTTTATCTTAGAGCCATTAGACTTTTTGATTGTAGACTTAGTCTTAGAAGAACCATCAGCTTTAGTGACACGTTTAGCCTTTCTAACACCTAAAGAACCACCATCTCTCTCAGTTTTGGTTACAACTGTCCCGCTTCTTCTAGTAACAACCTTCTTCTTATTACCGCTAGCGTCTACCGTTTTTACTACTTTTCTTTTACCCATTATGAATTTTTTTTAAATTATTTAACCAAAGATAACTAAAAATTTTTTATGTTTTTGTGGGTGTGGACGTTATATGTTAAAAGCCCCCTACCACTAAGAAACTTTTGAAGCCCCCCCTTAACTTGAGAAACACTCTAATTGCCTTCAACTAAATGGAGATGCCACTACCTTAGTGTCGGCAATGATTATGAATACGCCTACAATAGTTATGTTCGGAATACTTGCAGTGTGTGCTGTGTATGCATTGTATTTGTTGATTGACAGCAGTGCAAACAAGCTTAACATTAAGTTAAGAAATGGATGGATTGACATCGATGGCACGTTAGTCTACGATGGTGGGTCATTAGCAGTGGAGGACATTCCACAAGATGAACTGATGTACTTCCTCAAGAAGGAGTCAGCTTACCTTGACCACTGTGCATTGTACCCAGAAGACTGGTCAGCTGAAGGACAGCTACCTCACAGTGCCTTGTCTAAAGAGTCAGTGAAGAGAGGGATGAAGGAGTTCAAGAACAGAATGAATGAGTAATGAATTGCTGAGCAGGGGAGACCTTGCTTAGTGATAGTGATGATATGCACATAAAATGACGGGCGGAGAAAACAACTCTCTACTTGCCTACAACTAGTGGGAATCAGCGTCCACGCACCTATGGGTGTTATGGCTGACCGATTATGTACGGATTTCAAAACCTGGACTTAGGATTGTGCAAGATTGTATTGCGCATCAAGACTGCAGACTTCACAGTACGTGTGGCTTCTGCATTGAACAACAATGATTGCTTTAGACTTGAGTCTAGCAACCACAAAGGGTTCACAACCATCACTGCGGTGATGACAATCCAATTGTACAATGACGTACAAGATGTGATTAGACACGCTCGTGTCTCTCGTCAGATTGCTGAGCTTCAACAGAAGCAGAAGCAGCTTGGCGACAACATCATCGCTAGAGAGGTGGAGATTGAGACTCTCTACCAAATGATTAACGATGACTTACCATTCTAGTATCACACAGGGGGCTCACGCCCTCTAGTGATAGTGACGATATACACAGCTACTGCAGGATATAAAAGAACTCTCTCATTAACTACAACAATTGTCCTATCGGTTCTAACTAAAGGACATTAAACTATCCGAATCATGCGTATGACTATAAACATAACATGGAATTACCCAGGGACTACAAAGAACAGCCACGTATCTAAAGGTTGGAAGTTCTCCGACAAAGTAAGAGAGCAACGCTCTGACTTACTGAAGAGGATAATGCAGTATCAGACAACCTGCAGAGCTAAAGGGAGTAAAGTCCCAAGCTGTGGTTGTGTGTGGTACAACAGTCCACGCCAAGGAGTGATGGTACTGAACTTCGCAGCTACCAAGCTGACCAAGGAATTACAGTGGACTGCTCCTAGACCAGGAGATAGGTTTTAGTTATTAGGGGGCGAGAGCCTCCTAGTGATAGTGACCATATACATATACATATCCCATACAGGAAATAACTCTCTCATTGTCTACAACATTACTATTACATTGTACTATCCGAGGTACGATGCTTAAATTAATCGCAAGGGAGGCTATGCCTCTGTCGGAAACTTGCACAACCCTTATGGATATGGCTGAAAACAGCATCTTTAAGAATGCGTCAAACTTTGTGTTTGGTGCTCCAACAGCTACGTCAGAGCTAAATACTGACGCTCAACCCCAAGCTACAGCTGTAGTAGAGGCTATTCCCGTTGTGGAAACACCTGCTATGCCGTTGTATATGTCCGAGCTATCGGGTCTAAAGATTACTGATGTCAGTAAACGTGCAGGCTATGATGGAGTGGAACATAACATGCGACTGATTAGTGTTGTTGCTACCAATGCAGGTAGTAAGGATGGTATGAACTTGTGTTTGACATTGGAACTTCTTGACTACAGAACGGCTACAGAGGCCTTCTTATTCACCGAAGAACGCGTGGTTTACGGACTACGCTCGATTGCACAATGTCAAGTAGAGTTTGCTAAGTACCGTGCAACACAGTTGGCTAAGAAAGGTCTGCAGGTGATGCCTCAGTACCACCAGCTATTTGCTACTCTTGAAGGAGCAGGTTGGACTGTAGAGCGATTGACAGGGAAGGATAACAAGCCAAGTAAGATAATTACGAAGCTATTCCACATCCTTGAAGACTGCGACATGCTTGACGTGTTCCAGACTGAGCTTAACTACGACTTGCTTGCACTAAAAGGTGCGAACATTAGAGCTAAGATGTCAGCAAGAGGCGCTCTTATGTCTTGTTCAGGCGTTGAGAAATCTGATGATGCTAAGTCCACAACGGAGAAAGCACCTGTTGATTCAGCAGGCACAGCAGATTACGGTCTTAACTTCGGTTAGGCTAATTAGATTGCGGAGATGTACTACGGTATGTCTTCGCTTTTTTCTTATTATGCTCTCACTATCACCCCAGAGTACATACACAGTAGTACACTCGGTTTGTTTGTGTGTATGTTTGTGTGGACATGTTCCAGAACCACCTATATAACGTATTTGAGGGGAATATGTAGTAGATATGGAGTAACACTCTTGCGTTTTAGGCTTTCAAGTGCCTGATATACAGTGTCTTTAGAGTCTTGGAAACTCTCTCTTTCACTGCAATCACTTTAACACTATAGACTATGTGTTCTATTTAAGTGTTCAGTGCATCTGCATTAAGTATTTAACCACCTACCCACCAAAGGTAGCGATTATATATTTAACAAACAAGTGAAGTATGCCCGACAATGGGTATATCCTATTTATATTTAAGTGTTTGACACAAGTTGTCACAGTATTAACATAGTTTAACATTAACTAAAAGACGAAGACATGATACAAGTAAATGTAAAGTTGTTCCACCCTGATGCGTGGGAGCAAATTAAGTATTCGACATACTTAGGTCCGTTTATAGACTCTAAGGGTCATAAATATGATTTAGGTGTGTTTGTAGATACAAGCGAAGATGAAGAATATCCTAACGATGTAGATTACCCGCAAGTATTTGATGCGACTACTTTCACCAATGAAGTGCCTTATTATTCTTCTGGTGATTTAGGTAGTCTACATAGAGATATTGTTAACAAGGGTAAAGACACACACTTTCCTAAAGGTATGACTGCAGAAGAGTTCTATAAAAGGAATGAATCATTATGGGAGTGCTATCAAAGGTGCTTAGCCGTTGGTATATTTAAGAATTGAGTATAGAAACTCTCTCTTTCCCTACCCATTAGAGTATTACAGTCAAGGACTGTATAAACAATTGCAGACGTGCAATCTAGGTAGATACGCCTAGAAAAGAAAGTACGTAGGATAAGCTGTTGCCTACAACCAAAATAGGACGGCATTGGTTAAGATACTCTATGAGAGTTATAAAGAAGTCAGTATCTCTGATTCATCTTAACAATATAGAAGAGTTGCTTGGAGCGTTGTTAAAGTTTACGACTCAGGTGGTTCGATTCCACCCTCTTCTACTAACCAAACTAAACTGAAAGCTATGGCTGGATTAGTGAATGCTCGAAGAGAGCGCAAAGAAGTCCTCAGAGAGGAGGCAACAGAAAGATTGGCTTATTACAATGAGTTAATCAGCACTGAAACAGGAATTCGTCAAGTGATGAAAACCTGCGGAGCTAAGCAAAGAGCTAAGCTTCTTAAATTATTAAACAAGAAGAAATAATGGCTAAGACTGTTATAACAAAGACGATGATTCGTCAAAGAATCGTAGCGAACCTTATTAAGAATAAGGTGTACGTTACAAGGTTAGGTAAGAAAATAATCCCACAAAATGAAAATGATTTACCGCCACGTATGAAGCGTGCTAGTATCAAAGGGATTGGTAATCCTGAATACAAAAAGGCTCATGCTCAGTTGTATTACGAGATTAATACTAAACCTGAAAGAGTTAAGAGTACTGTTAAATCAGTCAAGAAGACTAAGGTTGAGCCTGTCACTATCATCGAGTCTAAGGTATTAGACGAGCCAATGAAGGAGTACAGAAAGATAGCACGTACAGGTCAGGTTGACGCTAAGAAATTAGTCATAAATATGTCGAGTACTATGACGTGTACCATCATAGACTCAGGTCTTATAACTGTAGACTTTACATGATGGGAAAGATGAAAGAATTACTCCTCGATGAACAGAAATTATCGGGACTTGTAGAGCAAATCACAGATGACTTCATGGAGTCATGGAGCGAGACGTTGAATATGATAATACATAGCACTATACCCGAATTAGATGGGTGTGATGCTGAGGTTGTACATAACAAAGTTTACGATGAAATTGTTAAACAATTAAAGAAAGAGTAGATGGGAAGAATGAAAGAACTAGCAATGGAGGAGCAGGAACGTAGTGTTCTTGCCCCATTGTTTGATGTAAACTTCTATGAGATAGAAGATGCAGATTATCATGACCATATCACGGCTCATAGAGAGATAACAGAAGAAATAGCAGAAGAGGTTGAAGAAGAGGAGTTTCTAAATGCTTTCGTAAGAGAGAATAGAGAAGCTTTAATTGTATTAGCCAAATCAATAACTTTAAAATTATAGGAAGTATGTGTGGAATTGTAGCTTATATCGGGAAAGATACACCGATTAATAAATTAATGTATCTAATGAACGACAACGATAGTCGTGGTGGTCACAGCTCTGGAGCTATCATCAATGGTAATGTATATAAATGTCTTGACGAGTCAGGTAATCTGTTAAGTATCATCAACGATACAACAACAAATAGCTTTCTTGGTCATACACGGTACAGTACACATGGTGAGATTACAGCTGATAACTCACATCCTTATATTTATGGTAAATATGCTGGAGTACACAATGGTGTATTAGGTAATCATAAAGAGAATCTAAAGGAGAATGATTTAGAAGTTACTGACGTAGATAGTAAGGCTATATATAGTATCCTTGAGAAGACTGACGATGTGAAAACATTAGGTAGTCACAATGGAACTATCAATGCTTTATGGGTTGACATGATAACAGGTAAACTTCATGTATACAAACGTAACAATCCTCTGTTTAAGTTAAGAACAGATGATGGTATTATATTCTCGTCTAAGAAAGAGGGTCTTACAGCTTTAGCTTCCAATAAGAAGGACGTTAAAGAAGTAGTACCAAACTTCTTGTTCATATATAACGAAGATGGTTCGCTTGATACAGCTACTGAAATAAAGGTAACTGCTGTTGAGAAAGAAACTAAACCTTGGTATGAATACGGTAAAAATAATAAGATAACTCAGGGTACGTTCGATAAAGTCGATTCTTACTACGACAACACAGCTCATGACGAGAAGTGGTGGAGTACTTGGAATTCAGAAGAAGATTTACCTGAAACGCAGACTGAGTCTTATATTGAAGAGCTTAACAACGATTGGTACAATCATGTAGAGTCTGGGTTAGATGCGTTTGAGTTAGCATACAACGAGATGAAATATCATGGTTGGTTAGAGAAAGATGATGACTTAGCTATAAGTAATTTCATTCTGTTAATTAAGCAAGAGCTTCAAACCGAAGGTACGAGCAACGAGAAAGAAGTGGAAGTTGTTAACAACAAAAGTATACTGGTATGTTAGAGAAACTATTAACACTATGCGCTGATACTGAGTATGTTAAAGAATTATACCAAGCGACTAAAAAGCTTGAAGAACGTAAGGGTGTCACTGTTGACACTAAAGAATTGAAAGTTATAATTGATAATATTGGGAAATTATGCCAAACAATCCGTTAGACGAGTTCGTAACCGAAAGGTTAGCAGTTCTTAATATAACTTCACGGTCACTATCATCCACGATGAGCGTACCTGAAGAATGCTTTCTAGGTTGTGCTAAACCTAAAGCTGAATTAATAAACAAGTTGAATGACTACCTCTCAGGGGGTGGTCATTACAATTTGTGGCATGAAATACATCTTAACTATACAGAAGGTAGAGCTATAAGTTCTATGGGTTTAGAGAGAGCGGCTGATAATGGAACGACTAGCCCATTTATACGGTTCTTTAAGAACTTTTATAAGTACTTACGAGAGAGAGATTGCTGTATTATAGAGCATGAATATAGGATTGAGAGCTTAAATTGTGACGATAACCAAATTGTATGGGTTGGAGAGGACGATGGAGACTCTCAGGAATGTTATTTCCAGTATGAGGAGAAGTGTAGGTTTGGTAATTTGAATTGTGGAGACCAAGGATACATAGATGTTGATAATAGCAATGACTATGTATATTCGGAAGACCAACAGGAGTATTATGAATGCTACCAAACTGCGGCAAATTGCTGTGTTAATCTAAGAGATTGTTGTGATTCTTATGTACATGACGATAGCGAGTGTTGTGAAGACAATAGAGATAACAATTATTTCGACAACACTTACATGCAGAAAGGTGATACGACTTTCTATAAGACATCAGGTAATGAATACACCTTTGGCGTTGAAGTAGAAACCTGTAATCAGAGTTACTTAGGTAACTATGGCTTGAATGTTAAGGCTGTATATGATGGTTCTACAGAAGGACCTGAATATGTGACTGGTGTTCTTAAAGGTGATAAAGGAGTTGGACAGTTACAGAAACTTTGTGCAGCGTTAGCTGAGGAAGGTGCTAAAACTGATAAGAAGTGTGGTGTACATATTCATATAGGAGGAGCTTCTAACAATAGAAGGTTATCTATTATGATTCTTAAACTATGTAGCCAGATTGAAGACGATGTATACTCTATACTTCCATCATCAAGAAAGAGTAATACTTACTGTAAGTTAATACCTGAATCTGTAGACCGTCTTAGTTTTCACAACTATAGAGACATCTTAGGAGAGATTACTATAGGTAATAAGATAGGTCAGACATACAATAAGAAAAGGTCTCACCCTGGTGGGCATTACAACTCTCAGAGATATACTTGGATTAATCTAACTAATTGTTCAGCGGCTTCAGGTCCTGACACGATTGAGTTTAGACCACATAGTGCAACAATTGAATTCGATAAGATATACAATTGGTTGCTTATATGTATGTCTATAGTTAGATTTGCAGAGAATAACCAGAGACGAATAATGAATGCCATGTATAGTAGGAGAGGTCCTGTAACTTTGAAAGAAGTTCTAACAGCCAGCCTTAAACCTAAATTCCATGAGCCTTTATGGGAATATTGTAAGAAGAGAGCTAATTACTTTGGCAACCCGCTGAAGAATAGCCGTATGAATTAGTATATAGGGTAGAGGAATTGAGTAAGCCTCTTTAAGACCGTGATTCAAGCCGATACTGGCGAACCACATGTGTGCCCTTATATATTATTAACTAAATAAAAACAAAATGACAGAGCCTAAGAAATTCTCTCAACTATACGCAGAGTGGTTACTAGATGAATGTGACCAACCTATAGATGAGATAGAGTGGCTATACAGTCACCTACCATTAAGCGAAAAATTAGAGCTTGACCTTGTATTTGAGGATAAGTTTAACAATTTAAATGATTCACCATCATGAATACAGAACAAGAGATACAGAACCTTATAGATGGAATGGTTAACAATGTAGAAAATGACGGTACAACTAAGTTGTCTGTATGTGACGAAAGAAACTGGGATAAAGACCTGTGGAATTATCGTCATCAAATCATGGATGCATTAAGAGGTAGAGGATATATAGTAAATTCATCTACCAACTATGGAGTATTAGATATAGTAGTAACTAAAAAACTAAACCTATCATGAGTACATCAGACTTTAACCTTTTAAGGATAGAAGCCTTGGAGAAAATGGTGAGAGAAACTAAAGAAGATTTAGCTCTCATACACGAGTATGCAAGAGACGTAACAAATAAGTACATTAATTTCAGCGGGGAATATATCCCAGATGAAGACAATGACCTTATACAAGAAATAATTAAACTTCGTAAAAAACTAGGAGATGATTAAAGAGAAATTTTTAGCTGATGGTGAGTTAGACTTTACCGTTAACAAATTAAAGATGGCGTACGAGCATGAAGAGGTAGCAACCAATTCAGCAACACCATTAACGTATTCAGATACACCATTCTATTGTACAGTAAACACTACTACAGGTGAGGCTTTAGGTCCTGTCCGTGGTAGATATACAGTAATGCAGAATGACGTGCTATTAGATAGTATACTAGATAAGCTTGAACCTGGTAGCTATGATTTAAATCGCTCAAGATGTGGACATTTTAATGGAGGGAAGAAAGTATTTTTCTTTATTAGACTGCTCAAGAATATATCTGTAAAATCAGGTACTATTGATGATGATGTTGATTTATATCTATATGCATTATCATCACATGATGGTAGTCAACGTCTTGTCTACGGAATAAGTACTATGATGCATAGTTGTTCTAATATGTTCGCTACACTAATGGCTGACAAGGACAATAACCACGTTGTTAAGCACACTAAGAGTATTGAAAAACAAAATGGTGGCTTCATAAACGAACTTATTCAACGTAATACAGATGGATTGTTTAATCTGTTCACTATCATGTCCAACAATCAACCTACAGAAGAGTTTGCAGCAAAGATTATGGACGTTGTAGCTAAGATTGAGGGTAAAAAGCGTGTTGTAAAGTCCGTTTTAGCTAAAAGAGAGCTATTAAGGGACTCTATAACTGATGAATACGAACGTAAAGGTCGTAGTTATTATGGATTGTTCAATGGTCTAACTCATTACCTTACACATAAGCATTATGAACACACTACTTGGAGTGCTGATTATGAATTACTGGTAGGAAATAGTGGAGCATATACAAAGAAAGCTTTACAGATGATTATTAAGGAAATGAAAGCTACGGGAGTTAGTATGAACTAATGAATGAGCTTATTATACAGTTTTTAAAGATAAGTTTTGATAAAGCTAGTGCGTTGACTATTGTTGACGTGCTAGTTTTACATTTTCATAAGAATTTTAGGAATGAAATGTATCATAAAGGGCTTATAGATAAGTACGGTTTAAAGGATGTTAATATATCTAACTCATATACAGAGTTAAGAAAGCAGAATTACCTAACATTTAACGAGAATACTAAGGTTGTTAAAGTAACAGCTAAAGGTTCTAAGTTATTTAATGGTAATGTATCTAAAAAGATTGCTTTCCATATACTTAAAGATGTTAGAGCTACATGGTTTGAAAAACTATGGAAGTTATATCCGATAAAAATAGGTAAGAAGGTCAGTAAAGAGATATTCTTGTCTATAAATCTAACAGAGGAAATGTTCACGTCTATACTGAGTAGTTTGGAAAAACAAATAAAGTATAAGACACACATGGACTATAAAGATGAATTTCATCCACAATTTAAACACCTTGAGAGGTGGATTAAAAATGAGGAGTGGGATAATGAAGTTCCTGACGTAATTGATAAGAAAATGATAATACTAGGAAGAAAATGATAAGAGAAGATGTAGAAAAGGCAGTGTTGTCTAAGCTTTTAAATAAAAAAGACCTGTATTATGACCATTTCAGTGCATTAAACAACGATTTATTCGTGACACCTAACAATAAGGCTATATTTTCAGCGATGGAAGGGTTTTATCAGCAGGGGAAGTCAATAGATATGCTGTCACTGGATAGAGAGCTAAAAGAAATGGGATACAAGGACGCTATGTTTTATATAGCATCTTTATATTCTGATGACTTTTATTCTTATGATTTTGTTAACTGCATAACCGAACTAACGTCCGACAACAAGACCATAAACTTAGAGAAAGTATTAGAGCGTCTAAGACAGGTAGTTGTTAGAAAGGAAGGAAGTGTAGAAGGGGCTATCGATATAGCTGTAGAGGAGTTAACAAAGATAAACGATACCAATTCCGATGATATGCCTGACATAGTCAAGCAGCTTAAAGGTTTCGTTGAAGAGGTTGAGCTTAATTCAACCAAGGAAGGGCTTACAGGTATAACAAGTGGCTTTGATGAGATAGATATGCATACTGGTGGATGGAAAGAGCAAGACCTTATAATTGTAGGTGGTGCGTCATCTATGGGTAAGACAAGTTTAGCTTTAGCCTTAGCATACAATGCATCAAGAGCTGATGTGCCTTCGGTTATATTCTCGTATGAAATGTCTGTAAACCAATTGATAACAAGATTGGTTGCATCTGATTCATATATAGAAAACAAGACACTGTCTTCTGGTGAGTTAGCTGAAGGTGATTGGCATGTTATGCATAAAACTGTAGGAGCTTTAGAAAAGATGCCCCTATATATAGACGAGTGCAGCAACACCAGCCTTCAGTATTTACTTAACAGAATAAGGCGGTATGTATTAAGTAAGGGCGTGAAGCTTGTGATGATAGACTACCTTCAGTTGGTTAGTAATAACACTAAAGGTAGGAGTCGTGAGCAAGAAGTTTCAGCTATAGCTAGAGGTTTAAAAAACATAGCTAAGGAACTTAATATATGTGTGATGGCTCTATCTCAATTGAGTAGAGGTGTAGAGAAAAGACCTGGTTGCAGACCATCGTTAGGTGATTTGCGTGAGTCAGGTGAGATTGAACAGGCGGCTGATACCGTCATGCTCGTGTATAGACCAGAGTATTACGGGTTTGAAGTTGATGAGAATGGAGGTGACGTTAGAGGTCTTGCAGAAATCATATTTGCTAAGGGTAGAAACGTAGGAATAGGTAACATATTCTTGTTTTTCAACAATAAATTCACTAAATTTGAACAACGAAAAAGCTTACAAAACTATATAAAGCATTGAGAAACTTTAAAGAAATAAGTAAGGCTGTCTCTGAGAGAACGAACATCCCTGCCTACAAGATATTGAAAGTTGTTTCATTAACCTTTGCAGAAATACAGAATCTGATAGGTAAGAAACAAAATATATTATTGAGAGGGTTTATGAAGTTTGTAACCTCAAAGAGAGAGCATTACAAAAAGCCAGACAAGTTAAAAGTTGAACAGATAATTAAACTACCAACAAAGAAATGAAACCAAACATTATAGTAGTGGGAAAGAGTGGCTCAGGTAAGTCATCGTCCTTGCGTAACCTTAACGCAGAAAGAACAGCTGTATTAAATACAGAGAGAAAGCAATTACCGTTCAGAGGAGCTAAAAACTTCAAGAACATGCCTATCCCTGACCTTAATACATTCAATACAGCGTTTAAAAAGGCAGTTGAATCTCCAGACATTGATACTATCGTAATAGAATCATTCACTTCTCTTATCGAAATGATATACAGAGAGGCTGACGTGAGATTTAAAGGCTTTGACGTATGGTCTTTTTATAATAAGGAGATAGACCGTATCCTAAACATGAGTAAGAATACAGAAAAGTATATAATATACTTAGCTATAGACGGAGCTTATGATGGAGAAGATGGTGTACAAGAAAGATTTGTAGCTGTTGACGGTAACAGATGGAAGAAGAGAGTAGAGAAGGAGTTTGTTCTTTGTCTATTCACTGATAACCATTATTCAAATGAAGAGGGAGGCACTAAGCATAGGTTTAGAACTCAATCTCAGGGTAAAGATTCAGCGAAAAGTCCAATGGAAATGTTCGATGAACTATATATAGACAATGACCTTGCACAGGTGATAGAAAAGTGTGAAGAGTATTACAATTAATCATTAAAACCAAAAACATGTTTAAAAACTTAGAAACAGTAGACGCAACATCAACTCAGTACATCAAAGCTGGTGTACACCAAGTTAAAATTACAAAGATTGAGTCTTCACGGGCCAGCAATCCAAATGCTAACACGCCATACATTGACTTCCACATGGAAACAACAGGTGGAGCGTTAGGTAAGGCCCGTCTTTTCGGAGATAGAGAAGGTCAAACCCCTGAAGCTGCAAACTTTAAAGCTAAAATGCTTAAGAGATTGTTAATGGCTGCTGGTGTTACAGACTTTAAAGACTATGCAGTAGCTTGTAAGCAAACAGTTGGTAAGAGTATAACTGCAGTCTTTGCTACAAGAGAGTATTGGACTAACGATAAGGAAGGAAATCCTGTAATCAAAAGTATAGCAGACTACAAATTCCCTGCTAAAGCTGGCGAAGAGGTTACCTTTGAGGAGTCTTGGAATAAGACACTAAGCCCTGAAGATTTACGTTCGTTTAACGATGCTAAAGAGATGGCTGGTCAGTCTACAGCTACAGCTGTGGTTGATGACATGCCTTTCTAAAAACTAAATTATGCAGCGAGTTGGGGGACTAGCAACTCGCTGCTATATTTACTAAAAAAGAAAAGATGAAAGGAATATTCATACCAGGGAACGTACCCTCAAGCAAGAATAGTAAACAGTGGACAGGTAAAATGCTGATACACAGTAAGGTTACTAGAAACTACATTAAGGATACAAAGCAACTCTATATACAATCTAAAGAAGAGTTCGATACTATGCTGTTTGACGCAGCGGGAATCGAACTTCCTTTACCCATACATATAGACATGTATTTTGTTCGTAGTAGTAGAAGAAAGTTTGATTATATAAATCCTGCCCAAACAATACAAGACCTTATGGTTAAGTGGGGTTGGATTGAAGATGATAACTGCGACATCATTGTACCACACTTCAGTGGCTACCACGTTGATAAAGAAAATCCAGGAGTATACATTAAAGTACTAAGCAATGGCGACAAATAAGAAACAACAAAGAGTAAGAGAGTTTAACGCTGAAGTTACTAGCGTATATACACAGTGGTTAAATGCATTAGACCATAAGTCAGCAACAGCTGAGGCGTTATCTCTATACAAAGAGTTACCTGAAGCAAGAAGGACAGCTATAGCTCAGGAGATTATAGATGTTGTAGCCATGAGACGGATGCAACAAGACACTAAAGTCGAAGTTATAAATATAGATGATGAGCAAAACTAAAGCAACACATGCAACGAGATTGATAGCATACCTAGAAGAATATGGTAGCATCACATCGTTCGACGCATTCAAGGAGCTAGGTAACACTAGATTAGCCGCTACTATCTTTATCCTTAAAGACCAAGGATATAAGTTTGACACGGAAAACATAAGCGTTCCAACAAGATGGAATGATTCAGCAACAGTAGCAAAATATACAATCAATGCGGGAAGTTAAGAAGTTAGAAGATACATATATAGTAAATGACGATACATACTTTGCAGACAACATGTATGTAACCAACAGTATGCTTAAACAGTTAATGACTGGTAGCACGATGAGGTTAGACCATTACTTAAATATGGAACATAAAGAAACAGAGTCTCTTATAGTAGGTAGTGCATTCCACTGCTACATATTAGAGCCTGAAGAGTTTGAATCTAGATATGTATTCGCACCCAAGTTCGATAAGAGAACTAAGGTTGGTAAGGCTATGTATGCGGAGTTTGAAGAAACTCTTGACGGTAGAAAGCCTGTCCCTGGACACTATGAGTTTGCTTTTGAGCGTATGCATGAGAATATATACAGCAACATTAACGCAGCTCACCTAATGAATGAAGCAAAGGGTAGAGAAACTATACACTTCTGGGAAGATGTTGAGACTGGACTTAAATGTAAAGGTAAGGTAGATGCAGAGGGTGAAGATTACTTAGTAGACTTAAAGACTACAAGTAAGGGAGCTGACCATGAGAGCTTTAACAAGTTTGTTAATGACTATAAGATAACACAGCAAGCAGCCTTCTACCTTAATGGTACTAAGAAGAAAGACTTCTACTTTATTATGGTTGAACTTAAAGCCCCGTTCGGAGTAGGTATATACAAGATGAGCGAGCAGGCTATTGAGTTTGGTAACAAACAAGTAGAGTCTACTATAAAGATATACAAAGAGTACATCAGCAACGAGCTGGTTACAGACCTTAACGGAGGTAACATAGTAATTGTTTAATGGAGAATGTCTTTGTATACGGAACATTAAGAAGTGGCTTTCACAATCACTTTATAATGAAGAGAATGATGAATCTTGGGAAGGGATTGACTAAAGAGAAGTATGCCATGTATGGAGATGGTATACCTTTCTTAGTCGAGACCGAACCTGTAGTTAATATAACTGGAGAACTATATATGGTTGACCAGACTACGTTTGAAATACTTGATATACTAGAGGGTCACCCTAAATGGTATAAAAGAAAACAAGTGGACATAGTCGTGGATGGGCTTGAACATAAGGCTTGGGTTTATTTTAACGATAAGCAAGGGAAATTAATTAAAACAGGAAATTATGCAGACTACCAAAGAAGGGTCTAAGTACTATACCAACAGTAAGATAAAAGCTAAGATAGATAAGTTACTACATAAGAACTCTATAGTACAATCTAACCTGGGAAGAGAATCTACTCAAGAAGATAAAGACTTAGCTGACATTAAGATAAAAGAAATAGCACACGATATACATAGTATATGTCCGACATTTGCTAAGGAAACTTTTATAGAAATAGAATTTAACGAAGTGTTATGATAAGTTTCGAAGAGAGAGTAAGGATAGATTCAGAGAAGTTGTTTCATAAAAAGAAGAGAGACTCAGAAGATTTGTTTAACAACAAACGATACGTTCCTCTTTGCGTAAGCTTAGTGTCAAAGTTAATGGGTGTTAGTTTAAGCGAAATGAAAAGCTCTAGAGTTAGAGATAAGACATTAGCAAGACACCTATTGCACTATGCATTAAGAAGCAAGACAACATTAACTCTGGAAGACATAGGTAAGATAACCAACAAAGACCATTCAACAGTAATCCATAGTGTACGATATATAAAAGATGCGTCTGAAAATGACATATACATTTCGTCTCTAAAGGATTGCATAGACAATGAGAAGGTGGATGATATATTTAAAGCTAGGTATGCCTTCACAAAGGCTAGTATAGTAAATAAATCTGTACCTGTTAGAGTTGAGGAGATACTTAGAATTGTGTTAAAGAATGTAGATTTGTGGGCTAAGAAATGAAGATGCCTATATACTTTAATTCTTTAACCTATGAGGTTAGACAGTACGGTAAGCGTAAGAATGAGATAGTTCTTACGGATAAAGTATCAGTCAAGACTAGTAGAGAGGTGTGCTTAGGCAACACCTTAGAGATGCTTAACGATACAGAGTTCAACAGCTACCTAGTGGAAGGATTAAAGATTAGGAATGGTAAGTCATTAGGTTGTGAGATTAAGATAACCAATGTTGAACCTATATCTCAATGCGGATATACAACAAACAGATTTAAAGACAAACACAATGCCGAAAGCTAAACCAATACAAAAAGATACTACAGTAAAGAATGTAACTAAGAGTGCGTTCCAATTAATGATGGGTGACAGCAGGAAAGGTGTAGTATCACATTCAAATAAAACATCCCCCAGAAACTTCCGTCAACAAGGTGCTACCTTAAATGGTAGACAGTACGGACAGTAATTAAGAGAGCAAGCTACTTGAACGCTGCAAACTAAAGTCCTAGCTACTAAACTGCTTGAGTGAACGGAGCTAGGCAACCCCAAGGATTGTCACAGTTGGAGCTGTGAGCCTCTATCGAGGAGGTACTACATAAAAGGCTCTGCTATTGATGCCCACGAAGTTCTGAACAAGGCTATACATAGATGCAGTTAGTAGTAAGGTGGTTCGATTCCATCATCCTTGACTATTACGAGAGGTGACTGCGTGAGTGTTACTAAAGAAATCTTGAAATGGATTTGAAAGTCAGCGTTGGGGAGGGCGGGATTCCTTCCCAACTATGGACTAACTAAAACAAGACTAAGATGAAGAAGAAAAATAACTTGTTTGAATGGTGCGTAGCTTCAATATTGGCAACTTGGGTGTTTTATTTGGCGATACTATTTTTAAACAACTAAAACAAGACTAAGATG